TCTTACGATCGGGTGCCCATTCGAAGTGGGCTCTAACATTATTGTTAGGAATTCCGTAATGTGCACACAATGCGGAAACTAACATAATATATACATTTTGTTGAACCGCAGGCCATGGCTCACCAACACCATTATTAGCCGCTTCAATTCCAATCGCATAACCATTCATACTGTCATTCGGTACTCCGCCACCCCAACTATCATGACCTTTGCCATTCGTATTGGTAGCTCCAGCAGCCATAACCCAAATATGACCCTTACGAGACAGATACAAATTGGCTATAGGGCGATTATCTGATCCATAACACATGTAATTAACATCAGATTGACCATCACTGGAAGGATTTGAGGCTGTATGATGGCACATAACATGGTTAGGCAAGCCAGCATTATATCCTCCAGCACTTCTAGCCCGGGTTTGCCATCCGTTCTCCTCATGAACTGTTACTCCAAGAGAACGACATACATTAGCCAAATCAGTTAAATATCTACTTCCCATCGTCTTCCTCCGAATCAGCTTCGTCGTCTACTGCATCATCCGGATCATCATCGCCGAAAACGGCAGGATCATCGGGGTTAACCTGTTCACTCATTTCACACCTCCTTCTTACGGTAGTGTCACCCATTCAACATCATAATCAGTATTAGACTTCTTTCTCAATACTTGCCCAGTTGTCCCCCCAGGAGGAATGCCTCGAGTATCAAGCGCAGTATCAATCGCTTGGTTCATCGCTGCTGTAGAAACTTGTCCAACGGGACCGCCTGGACCAACTGGACCAGCGTCAATTACTGAAACTGAAGAAGACGAAGGCTCTACGATGATATATTGAGTTCGCTGAATGACATTAAGTTCACTACTCATTTAACCTCCAGTCGCAGGTGCCATTGCTTGAATCTGAGAAAGAATCATTGAATCTGTAATGACTCCTTCATCTGTGCCAGGATCATACGGATTAAATTCACCTTCAACCGGTGGATGAGAAACCTTTGACGATTCCCAAGCCTCAGACCAACCCGGGGCAGCGGCCCAGTAACGACGATTGTTAAAAGCCCATACATCCGGAGGTTCAGGTTCTCCAATGTGTTCTTGTGCTGCTGCTTGAGAAACACGATCAAGCATAGCCTTGTTGCCAGCGATCTCATTCTGAGTCAAATAACTCATGCCGTCACCGTCCCTCTGAAGGTAACCTCAAGCGGCCTATCGAATACCGCAACTGGTTCAGAACCTGTAACTCGTTTAAGATCCATAAATCCACTAGTAGCTTTTATCTGTGCAGTTGTAACATCATCCAATGTCAGAACAAGTTCTCCTTTTGTAGCATCACTAATAGTAACAACCCAGGTAGCAAGCAATGCAGATTCTACATCTGGTTCAGCTCGAATTTCACTAGTGAAAGTATCACCAGTAATATTCATGCCAAGATTAACCCTAAGAACGTTAGTCCGACTTTTATGAACGATAACTTTGCTAGCCATCTAACCTCCTTAGGCAAGGTAGTTGTCACACTCATACTGACCCCAAATCTGAATAGCATTACCAGCTACAGGAACTTGAGGGGAGTTACTCCACCAAGCTGCGGGTGTATAGATTTCAAATCCATTTGCTGATGGTGATTTCAACGCTGCAGGATTGTATCTAAAACCATTACCTGCTGTAAGTGTAAGATGGCCGGTTCCAGCAGGCATATAATTACCAAAGTTAACACCCATTGGAATTGGAAAACCAGCTACCACGTATTGACCGTTACCCGCATTAAAGCCACCACCCGTTCCAAAAGCAATATTCAACGAAAATTGTACAGTATTACCTGCAACAAATCGATAACGACCTGCTTGAGTTGAACCTGTACCCAACGTTGGATTAGTTCCACCTGGACAAATAAGCGTTGGAGTAAAAGCCAACCATGGAGAATCCCAAAAATACCAACTACTACCCTTACGAATATATAATGTATTAGTAGTTGTTACAAAACACATAGAACCAGCAGGAGCATTCCAAGCATCTCGTTGAGTACTATTAGAAACCGCTCGATACAAAGTTGTAGTTTCTAAATATGATTTTGGTACAACAACTTGTGTATCTTGACCGTCATTAAGAACTCCACCAGGACCTACTAACACTTTTGCTTGTGATTGAATATCGAGAACACCAAGGTTGGCAGCAATTATAAGATTTCCACTGCCAGTCTTAAGTTTACTGACTTGAAGATCGCCGGTCATTGTGTCGCCGGTAACATTTACATAAAGACCATCAGCTACTGATTGTGATAAATCACCAGGAAGACCCTGAGGACCTTGTGCGCCTTGCGTAATTAATTCAATGGCAAGGAAGCTTTGATCCGAATTTGCTTGACCTTGATCTAAGAAACCGGTTCCCATGCTTTGAGTAGCTATTTTAATTGTATCATTAGCAGCAAGGACTACTGTGGTTATTATTTGAGCTGTCTGTACTTGATTAACTGCTGATGCAGGAGGACAGCTACCATTAGCCATGGTGGAACCATTAAGTAGGCAATGAGTATAAAACCAGACTCCTACAGCTGATGCAACACCCAATATTTGAGTTGTAATTTTATATGTTCCTGCTTGAGGCGCTGTAAACACTCCCGTTGTTGTATTATAAGCATTATTAGTATCATAAAGTTCAGTGTTAAAAACAACATCTGTAAACGTTGATGTAATACTGAAAGCTGTTGTGCGTCTAGCTTTCATTCGTACATCAGGACCTGGTGTACCTGCTATACCTTGAGGACCTTGAGCCCCTGTAGGACCTGGAGGACCAACGCCAGTAAGTAATCTAACCGTTAGCATGTTACTATTGCTAGTTCCTGCAACCCATTCCAAAGCTTTAACTGGATTTGAATAACTATAAAGTTCGACATAATCTCCGGCAAACAAATAAGTATCACAATATGCTATGCCACCAGCACCTGTACTGTTAGTAGTTCCAGCTGTATAGTCAGTTCCTCTGGTTCTTTCAGCACCATTCACCCAAATACTAACAATAACTCTTGAGTTCTGAGCTGCAGTCATAGTAAAAGAACATACACCAGAAATGTTGTAAGCACCTGTTGTAGGACAAACCCAACGTTTGTTTGTGTTGTCCCAGTTGAATCCAACATTCTGACTATTAAGAGGAACTTTTTGCCAACCTACCGCTGGAACAGTAACATTAGTGCCAGTTAAAGAAACATTATCAGCTTGGCCAGCTGCACCACCTGGAGGACCCGCTGGACCTGTAGGACCTGCTGGGCCCACTGGACCTGGTGGACCTCCTTGGACGAGAGGCCTTAGCTGATTGGTAGCCGCATCATAGTAATAACCTGCTAAAGGTGTTCCGATAGTGGGTGTAGCCATCAAATACCTCCAGTTTGGTTATGCAGCTATCATCATCCAGTTAAGTCGGGCTCTTCGATAACAGTTTCCTCCAAAAAAGTTTTGTCCATTGGTTACAAACTTAACGTTTGGATCCGCATTTGCTGCCACCGAAGTGTTTGCTTCCAATGGTGTTCGAACCCAATATGCAGAATTAGCAAATACCCCACCAACACCATCAAGTGTAGTTCCGTCAAGTTTCATTATATAATGATCACAAACTGTGTTGGTAGTGCCATATCCATGTTCAGCAATTCCTCTAACACTTATGCGTGTTGGATATGGATATGCTGACATACCAGTTTGGCACACAGTAAACTGACCGCCGGCTGATGTTGAACCCAAATCACCAGCAACCCATGATGAAAAGACAATCGTTCCAGGTGCAGGCCCCCAATAACTGGCTCGCTTCACGAAAAGGAACCCAGTATCTGAAGTAATAGCTGTACTACCAGTCGGAGCCGACGGCCAATTTGTAGTAAGATCCGTATATGAAGCAAAGATCGGGATACCACTTGAATACCCAGTAACTGCATCTGAATCAAACCATAGTTGTCCATCAATTAGATCAGCTGGAGGATTAATAGAGAATCTATGAAGGCCAGCCGCGCCGCCAGTTTGATCGATCCATTTTGTTGCAAAATCTGTGGCACTAGCTTTTGCTAGAACTTGGTCGAGAGTACCCCCTGGCGCAACTCCTGGACCAGTAGCACCTGTGGCACCGGTTGGGCCTGTGGAGCCTGGAGGACCTTGGGTACCTGTGGCGCCGGTTGCACCAGGATTACCTTGATCACCCTTATCCCCCTTTACACCTTGTGGACCTTGAGGACCTGGAACAGTTGAATCTGCACCTGCCGGACCTGGAGGACCAGTAGCACCTTGGGGACCCTGAGGTCCCGGAACAGTTGAGTCAGCTCCTGGAGGACCTGCTGGACCTGGAACAGTTGAATCTGCTCCGGGGGGACCTGTAGGACCCTGAGGACCTGGAACAGTTGAGTCTGCTCCCGGGGGACCTGTAGGACCAGTAGCGCCAGGAGCACCATCCGGACCTGGTGGACCTGGAACAGTTGAATCAGCTCCAGTAGGACCTGTTGGACCAGGTGGACCTTGAGAACCTGTAGGACCTTGTGTGCCAGGAATACCTTGAGGGCCTTGAACTCCCTGAGCTCCAGCTGGACCCGTAGAACCTTGAGGGCCCGTGGCACCTGTTAACCCTGGATCGCCTTCTGGGCCTTCAGGACCTGGAGGACCCGGCGGACCTTCCGGACCTTCCGGACCCTGTGGACCTGGAGGGCCTTCTGTACCAACAGTTGCCAGCAACTGCAAAGGATCAGCAATTCCCACAAGAAATTCTGGAGGAGGTGGAACAGTTGCAACCACGCTCATTGCTGATTTATCAGTTAATGCAACAACGACCTTTTGCGTAGGAGAAACAGTTACAGCGACTTCCGGTGGTTCCTCGGTGGTGATTAAGATAGTCATGGTGTTCTCGATACATCATAAGTTGTGGTAATTGTACCGTAGATTAGTGTAGTCACCTCACCAGCGAGTGTCATTTCCAAGTCGTAAACACACGACGCAGGAAGCATTGCCGACTTAGTCGCATCGAGAATGATGTCAATAGTGTTGTTATCCGTTACCGTGGTAACCATTTCCACGTCAAATTCAGTTATCGTAGTTGGATCATCAGCCTGAAGACGAATATCAGCATCCCACGTAGCTGTTGATACGTCGATAGGTGCACCCAAAGAATCGCCAATTGCAAGTCTAAATCTGCCAGAATCGCCTCGATAAACAGAGATGTTTACCCTCATTGGCCCAGATAAAGTAATGTTTGAAGGAACAGTCTGCTGATACGGAGCCGCTGCCCTACTCACGGGCAAAACTTGTGTGTTAGGAGCATTCGACATCTAGATCCTCCTCCCGTTTTCAGGATTGGTTTTTCGACATGTCCCCCCGGGGCATTTTTGGAGGGTCCGGCGATGCATAGGGGGGGTATTAGCTGCGAGGCCCCCCCCTCCCCTCTTTAACGATCTCTCCAAGTTCTTTTAAAACGTTGTAACTTGTTCTTCATCATCAAATTCTTTTGTGACCTTTCTATAAATTCCTAAAACATTCTCTCGTACCACTTCATCAATTGCCTGCTCGACTGCAAGATTTTGATCAACTTCTGACATCTGATCAGAGATGACGACGATGCGGGCTAAGAAAGCAGAGGTATGGTACCCAGATGCAACATCATAAGCATACCAAGCACCGAAGTTATCGAAAGGAGAGTGAGGATTGTCAACTGTTGTTAGCATTGATCTAATCATCATTCTCCTTTCGTTGCTTCATCCAATGTACTAAGTGATACGCCAAGATCTCTTGCTACTTCTGCTCTAGTGTAACCAGAAGCTAGCATAGCAGCTGCTCTATTAGACTTAGCAGGAGACATTAGTATCTCAGTCTTGGGTGTAGCATGAGCACGAACAATGTCCATGTCTGCATTGTTTAGTATCTCCTGCAACTTAGAATCACTGATAGCCCCGGCTTGAATAGCATCCCATTCTTCTGTGGTGATCTTAATCTTAGTCTTATGGGCCCCTGTTCTACGACGTGCTTCTTCTAGGGCCATGTATTTAATCTTAGTTTCTACCTTCTTATCCATGTTAGGATTGTCATTACGAGCAGCTCTAATGATAGTACCTGCTACTGTCTGAGCATGGCGTTCAAGAGGGGCATTTGATTTAGCAGTGGCGAGCTTTGCATTTAATGATGCCACCTCCTTACTATACGTTTGCTTAGCAGAGGGGGACCATTTGGCAGGGGGGGTATTTAAAGCATCAAGACGGGCCTGGTTAGCTAATGCCTTAAGCTTATTAGAATGATTAGCATACAGCCTTTCAATGGGAGTACCAGATGACAATGTATGTGCATCTCTAGCCTCAGCTAATCTAAGTACCCTTATCTCCCTAGGCCTACCTGTTCTATAGTTGATCTGACCAGTAGGCTCATACCTCAGTTCCCCAGTGACGGGGTCAACAGGGCCACCCTTTTCCCTAGTCCTAGGCTTCCTTGCTAACACAGATTCTTCAGATTTACGTCTTGAAATAAGGGTAGCTGCCCCACCCTTCCCACTTGGTTGGCGTTGATACTTCTCTTCAAGATCTCTAATGTTGTTTTCATTACGAGACAATCTGTAATTTAGATTATGTTTCTCTGCATCAATAACAACCATAGAATGTTTGATTGCTCTAGCAAGTTCTGATGTAGAGGCACCATGAATGGTCATGTCTGTAATCAAATTAGAAATCTTACCCATTTCAGTTTGCGTATTCCGCATTGGCTTCATACCAGGATGCGGTGGGTACTGAGCAATCGGATCGAAGTTCTTTAGATCTTTAAGTGCAGGTGATGTCGAGACCCTACCTTGATTGTTAGGAATTACAAGTACTGTATCACCATCAAAGTCTGCGCCAGACAACCATCTTGCTACGCTATGGTGAATGCCTATTGCATCCTTAGCATTAGGACCAAGAAGCTTTCTTCCTTCTGCATTTCTGTTATTAACAATCAATTCTGGAATCTCAAATGTACCACCATGTGGATGACGAATCAATACGACTCTATCACCATTGTGATAATTCGGTGCATAGACATGAGTCGGACGTATGGTTGACAAAGGAAGAATAACATGAGTTGCTTGTCCTGGAAGCGCTGCTGCTTTAAGATGAACTGATGATGCATCTGTTCCTGCAGCAAATTCTTCTAGCAACTTCTTTCGAACCGTTGGATTAGTCAAAGCCTTGATATCTTCGTGCTTTGTCAGACGATTCTCATAAGTCATATCAAGCTGTGATTTAGCAAGAGCTGGGCTCTGCTTAGACAACATCTGTGAAGATAACTTACGAGACCACGTTTCCCATTTACCTTCTTCGTAAACAATGTTCATAGCTGAAGTCACATGCTCATCAGGCTTTCCTGCATTAGCAAGAATTTGACGATCAATAAGAGCACCAAACGGATTGTTAGGATCGCCAGTAGTTTCTTTCATGACATCTAATTTATTGCCGGTATCAGATTTACTTGTATGAAATTGAAGATCTACACCATCCGGAAGATCATCTTTGTGCATCGCC